TTTTTCTTAACAACACAGTTGGTTTCAAAATCAACTCAGTTGATCTATCAGATCACGTTACAGCTTTTTCATTAAATCGTATGTCAGATCAACTAGAAGTAACTGCTATGGGAGACACAGCTCATAAGTTCGTAACCGGACTTTCAGCTGACACTATCACAGTAACTTTCTTGAATGATGATGCAGCATCAGGCGCAGGTTCAGTAAGAGCAACACTACAAGCTGCATACGGCACAACCGTAGAGTTCAAGGCAGTTCAAGTAAAGGGTGCAACAACAACAATTTCAACAACAAACCCTCTTTACACTGGCACTATTCTTATTGACAATTTAAATGATATTAACGGTGCAGTCGGAGACGAAGCAACATTTGACATCACCTTTACATGCAACAGCAAGACAGTAGTAGCAACAACAGGCACATTCTAAACAACTAAAAGAAAAGGGCTAACATGGCAAAGTTAAGAATAGTAAGGGTGGATGGTAGCGATACCACCCACACAATCACACCAGCAATAGAGTTCGCTTTTGAAAACTATGCAAAGAAAGGCTTACACAAAGCCTTCCGTGAGGATGAGAAGCAGACTGACGTTTATTGGTTAGCCTGGGAGTGCATCCGTAGATCGGGAGAAACTGTTAAGCCTTTTGGCGCAGATTTCTTGGATACGCTCGTGCGTGTGGAAGTTCTTGATGATGACCCTTTGGACTAACTAGGGATTCCCTTCACTACCTCATTGCACGAATGAGCCTAGAGACGGGAATTCCTGCACAATCCTTTATAGATATGGATGTGCGAATGTTCAAGACTTATTTGATGGCTATGAAGGACAGGGCAAAGGAGATGAAGGATGGCAACGCAACTAAAAGGCGCATCTGAACTTCGCACCGCCCTTCGCAGGTTTGAACCTGATCTAGCCAAAGAATTACAGGATGAAGTAGCCAACGTGCTAAAGCCTATTGTTAAAAAGGCTCGTGGATTTATTCCTTCAGACTTTACGCCATCACACTGGCGCGGTGATAGTAAGACCGGAAAGTGGCCTATCTATAACGCAACTCTTATGCGTAGAGGCATTGGCTACAAAACAACACCATCCAAGCCAAACAGACGTGGCTTCTCCTACGCAGCTTCTATTGCTAACAAGACTGCTTCCGGTTCTATTTTTGAAACCGCAGGGCGTAAGAACCCTAACGGTATGCAAAAAGCACCTAAAGGCACACCTAGAACTAACAAAAACTTTAGCCATTCAAACAACCCACAAGCCGGTGCGCAGTTCATTAGAGCGTTAGAAAACGCTAGCCCTATTGCACAGGGCAACACACGCACAGGATCAGGCAGACGTGGTCGTTACATGAAAGGCCGTTTAATTTATCGTGCATGGGCTGAAGATGGCGGCAAGACCAACGCAGCGGTTATCAAGGCCATTGAAGGCGCAGCAGCTAAGTTTAGAACGAGAGTGGGCAGATAATGGCAACAACGGACTTAATGATTGGTATTGGTGCCGAATATAAAGGCAAAGCCGCATTTGGCAAAGCCAACAAGGATGTCTTAGGACTAACTGCCGGAGTTAAATCACTTGCTAAGGCTTATATTGGCCTTGCTGGCGCACAAAAGGCTTTTAGACTTGGAAAAGAATCATTAAAGGCTTTTGTTGCAGATGACAAAGCAGCCAGACAATTAGCCCAGACCGTAAATAACTTAGGCTTAGCCTACGAAGCAACCAATGTTGAAAACTTTATCCAAGGACTTGAAAAGACTTATGCAGTAGCTGATGACCTTCTACGCCCTGCTATGGCTAAGTTAATTCAAGTCACACAGTCAGTAACCGCATCTCAAGACATTATGCGAACTGCGTTAAACGCCGCAGCAGGCGCAGGCGTTGATTTAGGCACAGCGGTAACAGATTTATCACAGGCTTACGTTGGCAACCTCAAAGGACTTAGAAAATACAATCTAGGACTCACCCAGGCTGAACTTGCCACAATGTCCTTTCAACAGATTCAGGACAAGTTAAACCAGACTTTTACAGGCCAGGCTTCTCTAGCTGCTGCTACTTACGCTGGCAAGATGGATGCCCTGACTATTGCTTCTGGCAACGCTAAAGAAATTATTGGTAGAGGTTTAACTGATGCTATTACCTCAGCATTTGGCGGTGGCGATATTAACAAAGCCACAACCAACATCGAAAAGATGGGTCAAGTTGTAGCAGATATTGTTGCTGGGCTCGGAACAATGGTTGGATTTTTAGGCAAGATTGGCAGTTGGAGTGCACGAAACTCTAATAAGGCTATTGCTGAAAGAGAAGGCCGAAACAGAACTCCTTACGATCCGATGTCTGCAATTAACCCAGGATTAACTCCTGCGTTTATGAAAAATCTAAAGGATCGCCAGAAAGCTGATGCACTTGCCGCTAAACGTCAAAAGGAATTGGCTGCCCTAGCGCAGAAGCAAACTAAGGCAATCAAAGAGCAAACTGCCTTAACTAAAGCCAAAGCCGTATTAGATAAATCATCAGCCGTATTAAACATGGATTTAATCCAGAACACAGCTGCGCTTATGGGTAAAATTACTGAGGATGAATCTTTGCGCCTAAGATTGCAACAAGCCATTCTTTTAGGTAATAGTGAAGCAGCTGGTGGCCTAGCCCAACAGTTATTATCTTCTCAAATTGCTGCTATGAAATTATCTTCAACTAATCCTCTAGGTGGCTTTTCAAATTCTTTGGATGCAGCATTACAGGCTGCTAGACAACTAAGAAATGAACTGGCCATGATGGGTGCCGCTAAAGTTCCAATTCCAGACCCAACAGACATTAAATCTCTTGTGCCTGATTCTGACAAAGAGATTAAAAAAACTCCAGAAAATCCTTTAGGTATCCCTTCATTCTATGGTTACAGCGGCTTTGGACAATCTTTCTTGCCATCAAAATATCCAACTGAGATTGTAGTAAGCATTGACCCTAGCGCGGCGGCACTTGGAATAACATCAACTGTTATAACTAACTCAGCCAACGGAAACAGTAACGGTTACAATTCACAACAAAGTTTTGCTGGCGGTATGGGTCTATAATGGCAATTCCTACACTTGTTGTTACCTTTGACTTTAGTTCTGGTGCTGTATTTGGCTACCCGTTCATAATTGGTGAAGGTGTATTAGGGTTTAATACGCTGGCAGACCAAGCGGCTGACACAATAGATATTTCAAACCAAGTCAATAGAGTAACAATCAGACGCGGATATAACCTATTGCAAGAAGAATTCCAGGCTGGCACAGCCAGAGTTAGAATTTTAGATCAGAATGGGGACTGGAACCCGACTTCATTAACCTCACCTTACGCGGGCAAATTAGTCCCTTTGCGCAAAGTTCGTATTTCAGCTGACGGCAATTTCCTATTTTCAGGTTACACAGTTAGTTACAATTACACATGGGACAAAGAGCAAAACATAGGTTATGTGGATTTAGAACTGGTGGATGCTTTCCGTCTATTTAACATGTCTAATATAACCACGGTTACAGGTGGAACTGCTGGACAGACCACAGGCACGCGAGTTACAGCCATCTTAGATACAATAGGTTTTCCAAATTCTATGCGTGAGATTCAAGCCGGTTCAACCACAGTCCAAGCCGATCCTGGCACTTCTAGAACATCACTCGAAGCCATTAAAAATATGGAATTTTCAGAACAAGGCGCGTTCTACATCAAGCCTTCTGGCAATGCTGAGTTTTTAAGCCGAACATCTATTCAAAGCAAGTCTGGAGTAAATCCGACATTCTTTAGTAATGACGGCACAGGAATCACTTATCGCAACATAGTTACTGCCTTAGATGACAAGTTAATTATTAACCAGACTTCTATTACTAGAGCCGGCGGCACAGCTCAAGTAGCTAACAACACAGCAAGCCAAATCCAGTATTTCCCACACTCTTACACCGCGACAGACTTGCTAGTCCAGACAGACGCTCAGGCTTTAGATATTGCTCAGGCTTACACCGCCACGCGGGCTGAGACCACTCTACGGGTTGATTCTCTTACTCTTGATCTAAACACCGCTGGATACACCGCTGGCACAACAGCAGCTTTGACCCTAGATTTCTTTGACACCATTCGTGTTAAGAACGTAGGGCAAGACGGCACAATCATAGACAAGACTTTGCAATGTATGGGAGTAAGCCACGAAATTACTCCAGGCACTTGGAATACCACGTTCGTAACAAGTGAGCCAATCATCGACAGTTTCATCATAGGCAGTTCTTTATACGGTATAATCGGCACGTCAGTAATGACATATTAAGGGGTAATAAATGGCAACAGGATTTCCAGCAAGCACCGGAGACGTTCTCTCAGCTGCGATGTATAACGGC